AAATGGTTCGGCTGTTTCACTTGGTGGATCGGTAACAGTTGGTGAAACAAAACCAACAATCTCTTCTATTAGCCCAACAGTAATTACAAACGATGCAACTAACGTAACTATTAACGGATCGAATTTCATATCAGTGCCAATAGTAGAAGCAATCAATTCTACTGGTGTTATAACGTCAGCAAACTCAATAACTTTTACAAGTGCATCTCAACTAGTTGCCAACTTTACATTAGGAACCGATGGCACATATTTTATTAGAATTGAAAATAATGATGGTAATGCTGTTCGTAGTGGGTCAGCGTTACTAACCGTATCTGATGTACCAGCTTGGACCACAGCTGCTGGCAGTCTTGGTAACGTAGACTCTGGTGGAACAATTAATTTTACAGTTGCTGCAACTGACGCAACTTCATACTCAATTGTATCAGGAGCTTTGCCTGGTGGAGGAAGTTTAAACGCATCTACTGGTGCAATCACTGGCACGGAGTCTGGATCGACAGGCACAACAACATATAACTTTACCATTAGGGCGACGGATGCTCAGGCACAAACTGCTGACAGAGCCTTTTCAATTACTGTTCTACATGGTATACAAAACTCAATAAGGCTAAACTAATGACAGTTATATCTAAATCAATATCAAGTACAGGTAATAGAAAAATTTTTACTGTTTCTGTTTGGGTAAAAAGAGCGAACGGTATTTCTGGAGGTAACGGGTCAATATTTTGTGTTGGCACAGCAAACAGTGATTCAGGAAAATTTCGTTTTGTTATTGATAGTAGTAATAGAGTAAAAGTTGAAGGAGGGGCTACAAACTTTAGAACAAGTGAAGCTGTTCTTACTGATCAATTTGGTTGGTATCATTTAGTTTGTGCTGTTGATTCTACGGATTCCAACGCTAATAACAGAGTAAGAGTTTGGCTTAATGGAGAACAAATAACAACATGGACCACTAATAATACAATGTCACAAGATCAAAACACCCCTGTTAACGAAAGTGGTAAAACACATTATATAAACATTGAAGCAGATGGTGCTTCTGGTAACTTTAAAGGATACTTTGCGCATTTTCATTTAGTTGATGGAACAGCTTATCCTCCAACTACTTTTGGTGAAACGGATTCTACAACTGGTATTTGGAAACCGAAGGCAGATCCATCAGGTATAAGCTACGGAACAAATGGTGTTTTTCTTAAATTTGAAAACAGTGGTAATATGGGATTAGACTCTAGTGGTCAAACTAATAACTATACTATTGCAAGTGCAGGTACTTTACCACAAACAACTGACACGCCATCAAATAATTTTGCTGTATTAAATCCGTACAATAGAAGAAACACAAACAGTAATCCAACTTATGCACATGGTAACTTGTTTATTGATAACCAAGATCAAGACGGTCAAGGCAACAACTGGTGTTCAACGATTGCAGGATTAACCAAAGGGAAATGGTATTGTGAAATAACTCCTCATATAAATGGTAGTGCGGCGAGTAGTATGAAAATAGGTGTTGTTGCATCAAGTAGTGATGCTAGAAATGGTAGTTTTCAAAGCGGTGACAGAACAGGTGTTCAATATTATTACATTGGAAATGGTAATAAATTGTATTCTGCAGAAACAACAAGCGGTGCAACATCAGAAACTTCTTATGGGGATACTTTTGCAACAGATGACATTATAGGAATTTTTTTAGATTTAGATAACGGTACTCTTAAATTTTCTAAAAACGGGACAATACAAAACAGTGGTACAGCTGCTTTTACTGACTTGTTAACAAATATGAATTATTCAGGTTATATGTTTGCTGGAGGTATCGGCACTGCTGGCCAATATAATCAAAATCAAATAAAGGGCGCAAACTTTGGCAATCCAAGATTATCTATTTCATCAAGTCAAGCGGATGCTAATGGCTATGGTAACTTTGAGTATACACCTAATGATGGGTCATACAATTATTATGCATTATGCACAAAAAATTTACAGGAGTTTAACTAATGGCTTATTCAACAATTGCAGATCCTTCAGCACATCATCAAACAGCCCTATACACAGGTAATGGTGGCGCAAACACAATTACGAATGATGGTAATTCTAATTTGCGTGCAGATTGGATTTGGTTTAAAGAAAGAAGTTCTACAAGTAGTCATCACGTTTTTGATAGTGTTAGAGGAGTAGGATCTGCTGGTAAAGCTCTATATCCAAACAATAATGATGCACAGTCTGCTGATACAGCTCTTACCTCATTAAATACTGATGGTTTTACTTTAGCAAACACAGGTGGTTTTAACGAAAATGGACAAACTAATGTAGCTTGGCAATGGGTTGCTGGTGGAACAGGGCCTAGTCAAAATTACAGAGTTGTCGTAGTATCTGACAGTGGTAATAAATATAGATGGAGAAATTCAACTAACAACGCAACGTTTGCACAAAGTGCAGTAACTCTAGATCTACAAGAGGGTGGCACATATACGATTGATGGATCTGACTCTACAATGGCTTCTCATCCAATAAAGCTATCTACAACATCTAATGGAACTCATGGAGGAGGATCTTCATATAATACTGGTGTAGTTTATAAATTAGACGGATCTACTGTTACTGAATCAGCATATGTATCAGGTTATGCCTCTGCGAGTTCAAGACAATTAGTAATCACAGTAGCTGCTTCTGCACCTACTCTTTATTATTATTGTCACTACCACAGCGGTATGGGTGGACAAATAAATACAAACACAACTTTTGGATCTACTAATTTTGATGGATCAGTTTTATCAGTCGTATCTGCAAATCAAGCTGCTGGTTTTAGTATAGTGCGAAGAGACGGCACTGGATCTAATGCCACAGTAGGGCATGGTTTAGGCGGGGCAGCTGAATTAGTTATTAACAAAAGTATGGACGTAGCTAGAGATTGGACAATCGGACACAAATATAATTATTCCACTGTGTCTCCTGACGGATTTAACAAAATTGGAAGTTTTAATACTGAAAATGCTTTAAGCAGTGGCACGGAGTATTGGCAAAATACCAACCCGACTTCTACAGTTTTTAGTGTAGGAACTAATAACGCTACAAATGAAAGCGGTAATACCATGGTTTCTTATTGTTTTAGAGCGATAAAAGGTTACTCACAATTTGGTAAATATATTGGAAATGGAGATTCAGCAAGAGGGACGTTTGTTTACACAGGATTTAGACCAGCATATATATGGTGGAAATATGAAGGTGGATCGGGCCCATGGGGTGTAAGGGACAATAAAAGAAACGGTCACAACCAACTAAAACAAAGATTAGATATAAGTGATAACGGAGCAGAAAACCAAGATCATGTAGTAGAATTTTATTGTAATGGATTTAGAATGATGGACGGTGGCTCTTCTGTAAATGGTAATGGCAATGGTTACATTTACGCTGCTTTTGCCAATCAACCACTTGTTTCACCTAGCGGGTTGGTAGCCAATGCTGGAGTCATGGGATAATGTCAGAGATCAAAGTAAATGCCATAAAAAAACGTAACGGTAGTTCGATCACGATTGGTGAATCGGGTGATACCATTACGATAACAGGCGGCGCAGCTTTATCTGGTTCTGGAGCATCTCTTACAGCCTTAAATGGTAGTAACATTGCGTCAGGAACTGTAGCGAATGCTCGTCTGGTAGGCAGCGGCGCCATAACAATAAACGGATCAGCAGTATCTCTTGGTGGTTCTGTTACTATTGGAGAAACTAAACCAACAATTACAGGTGTAACACCAAGCACTATTACAAATGACGCAACCAACGTTGTTATAGCTGGTACAAACTTTGTATCAGTACCTCAAGTAGAAGCTATTTCTACTACAGGGGCAGTAACAGCAGCAAACTCTATTACATTTACAAGCGCTACATCTATTACAGCCAATTTTACTTTGCCCGTAGACGGCACTTATTTTATTCGTGTAGAGAATAATGATGGTAATGCTGCAAGATCTGGTTCTGCAATATTAACAGTATCTGATGCTCCGACTTGGACCACAGGAGCTGGTTCTCTTGGAACTATTGCAGGTGGATTTTCAGGCACGGTTGCAACAGTGGCAGCTACTGGTGATGGAACACTGTCTTTTTCAGAAACAACAAATGTTTTAACAAATGCAGGGCAAGCAAATTGCTCGCTAAACTCAGCAACAGGTGCTATAACTACTACTGATTTTGGTGGATCGTCAACATCTGCTACGACGTATAACTTTACGCTTCGTGTTACTGATGCACAAGGTCAGACAGCAGATCGTGCGTTTTCACTGACATCAACTTTTAGTATAACCACAGCAGGAAGGTTTGATCCGTAATATGGCAACTACATTAACAAGAACAATTGGAACTCCAACATCGCAAAAAATATCTACACTTTCTTGGTGGATGAAACGATCAGTTAAAACAGGCTTAGGTAGTGGATCTACAAGAATTGTTCAGTATCAATCTGCTCCTACTTACTTTTCTATTTATTTAGATGATAGAAGTGCACAAGCTAACTGGTCTAGATTAAGAATACATTTAGATGATACTCAATCACCGCAATATGTTGTAGGTACAAAAATGAGATTTAAAGATCAAGCAGGATGGTATCATTGTGTAGTTAGGATAGATACAACTCAATCATCGGCTGGTGATAGAGTAAGAGTGTATGTAAACGGTGAACAACAAACTTTAGGAGGTTTATCAGACGAAGGTAACCAACCTGCACAAGATTATAGCATACCTGGTTACGCAAGTGGACAAACAACTACCATTGGTAATTTAAGTAATGGAGGTATGTATTTATCAGAAATGATTTTTGCAGATGGTCAATCGTATGCGCCAACTGTATTTGGTTCATCCAACTCAAATGGAGCATGGGTACCTAATACCTCTCCAAGCGTTACATATGGTAATAATGGATATAGATTATCTTTTGGTGGCACTGGTGCTTCTGCTGATGCTAACGGTTTCGGCGCCGATACTTCAGGTAACGGTAATCATTTTGCTTCTGCTAATTTAGGAACTAATCCAAGTGTATCAGATACTCCACAAAATAATTTTGCTATCATGGACGCTGATCAAGGTGTGTATACAGCTTCAAATACTTTTGCTGAGGGCAATTTAAAAATGACTTCAGATAGCTCAAGGTATGAATTTGCAAATGCAACCATGGGTGTTAGAACTGGCAAATGGTATTGGGAAATGAAAGCTGTTAGTAAAAGTGGTGGCAGTGATTGGTATGGAACAGGAGTAATGGTTGGATCACCATATGCAAATGACTATGGTGGTAGTGATAATGGTCAATCTAACCTCAGTGGATGTTATTATTATGGTTATGGTCAGATAAGAACAAATGGCACAACACCAGGAACGTATGCCGCTTATACAGCAGGTGATATAGTTTCAGTTGCAATGGATTGTGATAATGCAGCAATATACTTTGCTAAAAATGGTGTATGGCAAAACTCAGGAGTGCCAACTTCTGGAGCATCTAAAACAGGAGCTCAATCATTAACAACGCCAGAAGTTCGTTCTTCGGGATATAACTTTTGGGTTCCAGGTCTTTGTGGTTTTGATGGTGGTCAATCTTATGTAATGCAAATAAACTTTGGCAATCCTACTTTCACAATTGCATCTAGCAATTCTGATGCTAATGGGTATGGTAGTTTTGAATACGCTGTACCTTCAGGATATTATGCTATATGCTCTAAAAACTTAGGACAATACTAACATGGCAAATTATTCAATAAATCAACCTTCGGCTCACTTTCAAATAGAAAAATATGCAGGCACTGGTAGTGCTCATAACCCTGTGTTTGATGGTCCCGCTAACTTACAACCTGATTTTATTTGGATTAAAGAAACAGACTCAAATAGTTATAGTAATATTTTAACAAACACTACTAGAGGTTTAACTAAGTATGTTTACACGGATTCTACTCAAGCAGAACAGACTAATAGTAATAGAGTTGGTGGAGCAGATACAGATGGTTTTGGTGTAGGCACTGCATCTGATGTTAATAATAATGGTAATAACTATGTAGCTCAATGTTGGAAAGGTAATGGTGGAACTAATGCAACTAATACAGTAGGCCAAAGAACATCTTTAGTTCAAGCCAACACTACTGCTGGTTTTAACATAGTTCAGTTTAATGATGGTGGTTCAACTGGTCAAACAGTTGGTCACGGACTGGGAGCAATACCTTCTTTTTTTATGTCAAAACAACTTGGAGCAGACACTGGTTGGTATGGCATGTTTCCAAGCATATACGGAGGTAATCAATCCTCTGGAGTAAACACAACAAATAATTTTGGAACTGTGTCTGGTTTTACTAATTTTACAACTACAACCTTTACTTCAGGTCAATCTGCAAGTGATGATCACATATGTTACATGTGGAAACCTATTAGAGGATATAGTGCATTTGGACAATACAAATCAAATAATAATGCTGATGGGCCAAAAATATTTACAGGATTTAGACCAGCGTTTATTATATTGAAAATGGCATCAGGTGGCACACATTGGAGATATTACGATCACAAAAGAGATGGTTTTAATCCTGAAAATAATTATTTAAGAATGAATGTTACCAACGGAGAAAACACTGCTGCAAATTCAGAATTAGAAATACACTCTAACGGATTTAAATTAACAAATGCAGAAGGTGATATTAATTACAATACTGAAAATGTATTATATGCTGCATGGGCAGAATTACCTCAAGTTTTCACAGACGGCGTACCAGTACAAGCGAGATAAACCATGGCACTAGGTCATTCAGCCTTTGCCGAAGCCCCGATCGCCTCAGCAGCAGGCGTAAGCGCTACAGTAGCCGTTACAGGTTTACCAATAACCTCGGCTCTCGGATCACTAACACTTTCTGGTACAGCTAATTTAACACTCCCTAGTCAGTCTGCTTCGACTGCAGTTGGATCACCCACAGTATTTGTAAACGCAATAGCAACTCCTGCAGGATTGCCAATGACTATGGCTCTTGGAGCGGCTACTCCAACAGGAACAGGTGTAGTTGTGCCTACTGGTCAACAAGCAAGTACAGCTATTGGATCATTAACACCTGAAGTTGCATTAACATTGCCAGGTCAATCGGCTTCTACAGCGGTGGGAACGCCAACTGTAGTTGCTATACAAAATCAAACAATTGTACCTACTGGTCAAGCTGCTTCAACTGCTCTTGGATCACCGCAAATCAATACAAGCAGCACAGTTTCAGTAAATGGTTTGTTTGCACCAATACAGCTAGGAACGCCACAATTATTAGTAAACGCAGAGGTAACACCAACAGGTGTCACAATGACTATGGGACGTGGTAATCCAGCAATTTATGCATATCAAGAAGTAGACGATAGTGTTACAACAACGTGGACAGAGGTTGATGATTCTGTTACAATGGATTGGAAGGACGCAGCATAATGGCATCAACATTTTCGACAAGACTTAAAATAGAATTAATTGGCTCTGGAGAGCAGTCAAACTCTTGGGGTAATACAACTAACAATAACTTCTCACAATCTATTGAGCAGTCAATTGCAGGTGTTTACACGAAGAATTTAGGGGCATCATCCAGCCCATATGTGTTGACCACGAACAACGGACCACAAACACAAGCAAACAATGAAGCTAGACAAGCAGCTATTGTATTTACAGGTCATGCATCTGATTTTATTGTACAATTTCCTGCTGTAGAGAAATTATATTTTTTAAGAAACGCAAGTACTTCTAATAAAATTACAGCAAGATTGGGTGGATCTGGTAATACTTTTGTTATCAATCCAGGTAGAAATGTTTTTATTTCTACAGACGGCACAAACTGGTATGAGATACAAACACAAGGTAGTGATTGGTTAACAAAGACTGGTAACTACACAGCTTTTGCTGGTGATAAAATATTTGTTAATACTTCAGGAGGTGCAGTAACAATTACATTACCTGCTACTGCTGCTGTAGGAGATGAAATAAGATTTAATGATGTCGCAAATAACTTCGACACACATAATTTGACTGTTGCAAGAAATAGCCATAAAATAGACGGACAAACATCCGACTTAACTGTAGCAACAGAAGGTGCAGGGTTTGCTTTAGTTTATTCTGGAGCAACATTTGGCTGGAAACTATTGGAGAAATAATATGCCTACATATGAATCAATACGATACAAAATTTCTGGAGCAAATATCTCTGGAGTTTTACAAGCATCAAACAATTTAAGTGACGTTGGAACTGCAGCTACGGCTAGAACAAATTTAGGGGTAGCCATTGGTTCAGACGTACAGGGTTTTGTAAATGCAAATTTAGGAACAAACGGTGTCGGTACAAGAACAGTTGCCACTGGTGATCCAAGTGGTGGATCTGATGGCGACATATGGTTAAAATATACATCCTAATGCATGACACAGTTTTATGTTAAAGATGGTGGTTCTTTTAGAGAAGTAAGCGAATTTTTTATTCGTGATGGTACATCATTTACAAATAAAACTGTAACAAATATTTTTGTAAAAGACAGTGGTAACTGGAGAGAAGTCTTTACCCTTTTTGAAACACCCACATCTTTTACTACAGCTACAAATGCAAACATAACCGTACCCACAAATGCAAATGCAATTCACATACAATCTGCCGTAGGTGGCGGAGGTGGTGGTAATAGAGGACAAGATTATGACAAAGCTGGCGCTGAACAAGGTGGACCAGGGGGTGGATCAGGAGCTTTTCTATCAGATGTTGTATTTTCATTAACAGGTGGTGAAACACTCACTCCTACAATTGGCGCTGCTGGCGCTGCTGGTACCACTGTTTATTCAGGGGGTGGCCCTGCTGGTGGAGGAAACACATCTTTATCTGGATCAACTACAGGTGCTTTATTTACACTAACAGGGGGTGGTTCAGGTCAAGTATCAGGAGGTAGTGTACAAGGACCAAGATCTAATTTAACAGGTGGCGTTGCAGGAACTATAAGTCAAATTGCAACCAAATTAACTTCTGGGACAACAGTAGATGGTTTAAACATTACAAGTTTCACAAGCGGTCCTGTTGGATCTTTTAATCAATCAGGAAGTGGCGCTGCAGGAAATAATGGTATTGACTATCCAGGTGACAACTCAAATGGAGTTGGAGCTGGTGGTGCCGCTTCTTTTAGTGGTCAAGTTGCTGGAGGAGCTGGTGGTGATGCAGGTAATGGTGGCTCACCTGAATCAGGTCAAGTTGGAAAAACAGGTAGTCGTGGATCAGGTGGTGGTGGCGGTGGTACCGAACAAGGTGCTAATGGTGGCCCTGGCGGAGCTGGTGAAATAGTGTTTAGATTCATGAGGATTGCATAATGCCATTAGCAAAATTAAACATAGCACCTGGTATAGATAAACAAGATACAGAGTATGGTGCAGAGGGACGTTGGGTTGATTCTGACAATGTTAGGTTTCACTACGGCTTACCACAAAAGGTAGGTGGTTGGCAGAAACTCATACCAGATACACTTATAGGTGTTGTAAGAGGTATTCATACATGGACAGATCTTAATGGTGTAAGATACACGGCTCTCGGAACAGATAGAAAATTTTACGTATACTCTGAAGGCACGGCATATGATGTAACACCTCTTAGGTTAGAAGCAGCATTAACAAATCCATTTACAACAAATGGCACTACAACAGTTACTGTGGCTCACACAAGTCATGGTGCAGGTCAAGGTGATTTTGTAACCTTTGATTCTTTTTCTGCGATTGATGGATTAGACATGAACGCAGAGTTTGAGATTACAACAGTGGTGGACGCAAACAGTTATAAAGTTACACACACAAGCGCAGCTTCTGGATCGACATCTGGTGGTGGCGGTTCTGGTAATTTAAAATATCAAATATCAATAGGCACAGATCAATCAGCTTATGGTTATGGTTGGGGAACAGATGCATGGAACGTTGATGCTTGGAATACACCAAGATCATCATCAACAGTTACACTTGATGCACGTAATTGGTCTTTTGACAATTTTGGTGAAGACCTAATCGCTACTGTAAGTAAAGGCAAAACATTCTTATGGGACACGTCCAACGGAACAGGCGTGCGAGCAAACGCAATCTCTAATACACCAACAAACTCTAGATTTAATTTAGTATCAATGCCTGACAGACATGTATTTTTGTTTGGCACAGAAACAGTAATAGGTAATTCAACTACACAAGATGATTTATTTTTACGATTTGCCTCACAAGAAACAACAAATGATTTCGTACCAACAGCTACCAATACTGCTGGGTCATTTAGAATACAAGATGGATCAAAGATTGTGTCGGCTGTAAGATCACGTAATGCCGTATTGGTATGGACAGATACATCACTAAACGCATTACAGTTTGTAGGTGCACCTTTTACTTTTTCTCTTGTACAAATCGGTGCAAACTGTGGCGCTGTAGGTGTACACTCAGCTGTAGATGTAAATGGTATAGCTTATTGGATGTCACAGAACGCTTTCTATCTTTACGATGGAGCTGTCAAAAAAATACCATGTAGTGTACAAGACTATGTATTTGAAGACTTTTCAATAACACAACAGCCAGAAACATTTGCTGGTGTAAACTCAGAGTTTAATGAAGTTACTTGGTTTTATGCATCTAATACTTCTAATCAAATAAACAGATCTGTTACATACAACTATCTTGAGAAAACTTGGTATACATCAAACCTAGCTAGAACTACTTGGACAGATTATGGTGTTTACCAAAGACCATATGCAACAAAATACAACACTGCAGACATACCAACTACCCCTACAGTAAAAGGCGTAACAGCGGGTGCCTCTATATTTTATGAACACGAAGAAGGTGTTAATGATGACCAAACAGCTATGACTGCATTTATTACTTCTGGTGATTTTGACATACAAGATGGACAACAAATACTGTCTGTAAGTAGAGGTATACCAGATTTTAAAAATCAAGTAGGCACAGCTAACTTAACAATGGGTTTTAAAACGTATCCGTCAGATACAGGTACAACAATAAGCAGAGACGTAACTAATACAACTAAATTTTTTGATTTACGTGGCAGAGGTAGACAAACCAACGTTAAAATAACAAGTAATACGTTGGGTTCTGACTGGCGTTATGGTACATTAAGATTAGATATTAAACCAGATGGAGGTAGATAATGGCTAAAATTAATACAACTGTATTACCTACAGCAACACAGGAATATGAAGCTCTACAGTTTGATACATTAATTCGTATTCTTGAACAAATAACACAACAATTAAATTTTGGTTTTCAAGAAGATTTAAAAGAAGACTCTACAAGAAGGACTTTTTTCCTTGGCTGATAATTTTAAAAGAGTAAGTGCAACAGGCACGGGATCACTGGTAGTTATAGCTACTGTGCCAGCATCAAATTTAAGCACAACACCACCGACAGAACCTGCTACGTTCATACTAAAGAATGTGACAGTTTCTAATAAAAGTGGTGGTGCAGTGACAGCTGAGGTATCTATAAACGACAGCAGTGCGTCTGTCGAAACTCACATACTAGATGAAAGTGTAAACAACAACGCTGTAAAACATCTTACTACCACACAAGTTTTAGAACAAGGTGATACGGTAAAAGTAAAAGGCAGCGGCCTTAAATTTTCAATAAACTTTATGGAGATTATATAATGTCAATTGGTAAGAAAGTACAAGATGCAGAACAAATAGGAACGGAAATGGTTGCGGGTAAAGAGGTGCCTATCTTAAAACCAGAAGTGTATGTAAAAATTTATTGTAAGAACTGTAATGCAGAAGTTGATGAAGAAGAACAAGCCACAGGTAATTGTAACGACTGTGGTAATCCTTGGGCTTCAACTAAAGCCAAGGATATAACCATCCGTGTCGTTAAAATGCCTGGCACTGAAAGTGAGACTGGAGAATAATTAATCTTCGCACTGACAGTTTTCACAACGGTGTTGTTCAGCGCTGTTAATGTGTCTTTCTAAATCTCTTTCTGCTGCTAATAATCTTTCGTGGTATCTGCTCACCTTGTCAGCAAGGTTAGCAATAGCCTTTAAATAATCTTGTTCGGTCATATTTTCTCCTGTTGATTGTTAATTTTGGTGAGAACCTAATGTAAACATATTTTTTTTAACTTCAACAGAACTTTTTAAAATTGTTTTCTTGACAACTACGTAGTCTCTAAATAAGCGACGTGTAAATACTCTATTTTTGTCACCCAACCACGTGGTATTGCAATAGAACCACCACCATGATTATCATCTTTATCGATGCACCAAGAGCGCATAATAACTATTTTTTGTTGATTTTTAATAACCATATATCCTACTTCTTGACACACGGCTAACGGAGCATTTAAAATATCTTTTATAGGAAGCCAACCTGTCTCTGTATCACGTGCATCTAACCACGTAACACGGACCATAGGCACTTTCTCTATATCAAAGTTCATATTTCTCATTGCACATTACTAGAAATTTGACTATATTTATACGATTAATTAGGCTTATACTCAAGGCCAGCCTCCTTGCTTCAATCACATATATTGCAATAGGAGATTATGCTTAAAAAACTAAGAAAAACGGTAGCTAAAATACTACCAGGTGATAGTGAAAAATATTTAGGAACTGCATTAGCACTTGCCACCGGAAACCCTCTATTTGCAGGAATTGGCGCATTGGCTGATCCTGATGCTGGATTTGGTGATATTGCTGCGGCAGCATTTTTAGCTAGTCAATCACCAGGTTTAAAATTTGGTGGTGTAGATTTTACCAAAGGTAATCAACTTTTTGGTGATAATGCCTTTATGAGTGCTTTACAAGGTGGTGGAAAATTTGGAAAAGGCGCAAGTGGTTTTGGTGAATTTTTCCTAGGTAAAAAAGGTGTGGGTGACAAAGCAGGTGTTGATGGTTTGATTGGAAGTGACGGTAAATTTATACCTACTAAAACAGTAGACGGAAAAGAAAAAGTAGATGCAGCAAAATTATTAACTAATTTATCAAAAGCCTCAGCGGCAACAGGAGCTTTTTTACAACCAACCGGTGCATTTGATTTGCCTAAAGAAGAAGAAGTAGCAAATTTTCAATTTGGCACTGATTATGAAGGTAAACCTTTTAACACTGAAGAAGGAAAATTAATTGAATTATTATTAGGACAAGGAATAATAGGTCCTTACTATGATACAAGTGGACAATTAGTGCAAAATGTTGCAGATGGTGGTATAATGAATTTAGCTGCAGGTGGTGATCCAAGTAGTTTCCCACGTAAGACTGGTCAAATTGATGGACCAGGCACGGGAACTTCTGATAGTATACCTGCTATGTTAAGTGATGGTGAATTTGTCATGACGGCAAAAGCTGTAAGAGGCGCTGGCGGTGGTGACAGAATGGAAGGTGCAAGAAAAATGTATGAAATGATGGACCAGTTTGAGGGACAAGCATAATGGCTGTACAACAACAAGTTACAACACAACTACCTCCACCATATGTGCAGGATAGACAAAAAGATTTATTAGCAACATTATTTGGAACACCAGATCTTGATCCAAGTGATCCTAATTATGTACAAGGTTTAATTAATGTTCCTCGTAATATACCAATGCAACAAGTTGCAGGGTTCACGCAACCTCAACAAGATGCATTTGCTTTAGCTCAACAAGGAATTGGCGCATTTCAACCATTTATAAATCAAGCAGAACAAACTGCTCTTACCGCAGGTCAGGCTCTTACAGGTGCAGCTCAACAGTTTACTCCCACAACAGCAGTCATTGATCAATTTAGAGATCCGTATCAACAATTTGTTACACAAGAAGCTTTAAAAGAAATAGATAGACAAGGTGATATAGCTAGAACTAATTTAGCTGGACAAGCAACAAGAGCAGGAGCTTTTGGTGGCTCTAGATTTGGTGTACAACAAGCAGAACTAGATAGAAATATTGGTGATATTAAATCAAGAAGAGTATTTGAAGATGCGTCTAGAAACTATCAACAAGCATTAGCTTCAGCACAAGCTGCACAAGAAGCACAACAAAGAAGACAACTAGGAGCTGGACAACAATTAGGCAATTTAGCAAGATTTCAAGCAGGTATTGGTCAATTAGGTCAAGGTATGTTTGGTCAAGATTTAAATACTTTACTAAGTATTGGTGGTCAGCAACAACAATTATTACAAGCAGGTTTAGAAGCTCAAAGACAAAATCTTGCAGCTCAACAACAAGAACCTTTCCAACGTATATCTTTTGGTACAGATATTTTAGCAGGCTTACCGTTTGGTGGTCAAACTATATCACAAATACCGGTAACACCTGCAAATCCATTTTTACAATTTGCTGGGGGTATTGGAGCTCTTGGAACAGGTATTGGATCTTTATTAGAAGGTTTTGGGGCTTTAGGATAATGTCTATTTACAACAGAAGGATGTTTAACAATGTCCCGAATAACATGAGAACGAATTCACGTGGTGTTGGGATTACATCAGGTTTAGTTCCTGTCATTAAAGCTAATCAAGGAAAATTTATTGACAGTGCTGAATATCAAAAATTAAAAGCAATAGCAGAACAAATTGTTCCACAACAACAAGGATTTTTTGCAAGAAACGCACCAGCCTTATTTGATTTTTTTACAAGAGTATCTGAAGCAGGAGAGGGTGGAAAGCCCCTCATTGAAGGCGCTGGTGGTCTAAACCAATCTCCTGCAGGCAGATTATTTACTGGGCTTGCTAGTGCTGCTCCAGCTTTAGGTAATATTAAACCGTATGAGGACCAAGCAGGGAAATTAGCTGCATCAAAATTATTTGATATTGAAGCTGAAAGAATGACACAACAAGATGAACCAGACTATCTTGAAGTTTTTTTATTAGATGATGATCCTGACACAGGGGCTAAAAAAAATCAAAAAATTCCAATTTTAAGAGAGGATTTTGATTTAACTAAACATACTTTAGCTAAGCCTGATGACCCAGAAGATCAATTTTTAGAAGTTTATGCTAAGGAAGCAGATACAACTGAAGGTATTGAAAAAGGTCAAAAGATAAGAATTAACGCTGATGATTATGATGCTAGTAAGCATGATTTAGCTGCACCAGATAAAACAGAAGATACGTTCATTGAAGTTTATGCTAAGGAAGCAGATACAACTGATGGTATTGAAAAAGGTCAAAAGTTAAGAATTAACGCTGATGATTATGATGCAAGTAAGCATGATTTAGCTGCACCAAAAGAAGAAGAAAAAGATACATTTATTGAAGTTTATGCCAAGGAAGCAGATACAACTGAAGGTATTGAAAAAGGTCAAAAGTTAAGAATTAACGCTGATGATTATGATGCTAGTAAGCATGATTTAGCTGCACCAAAAGAAGAAGATAAACCAGATGACATAACAGTCTATAGTAAAGTAACCGATGAAGAAAAAGGAATTACTGAAGGTCAAGGTTTAAGAATTAGTTCTGATGATTTCGATCCTAAATTACATAATATGGCAGCACCAAGCGATGACAAAATATCAAATTTTCAAGAAAAATTAAATTACATTGATACTTTAGATGTAACAGATGAGAAAAAACAAGAATTAATTTTTGGTTTAATAAATGGTAATAGAAATGTTCTATCTGCTGAAGAAGAAAAAGATTTAATTTTGTTTGGAAAAGAGCTTGAATCTAAATTAAAAATTGCAGAGCCTATACTTAATAACGCTATAGCTGATGCAACGGAAGCAGCAGCATCAGAAACTAATTTCTTATCACAAAAAGCTTTATTAGATGACGCTATTACAGGAAGATCTTTCTTTGATACTAGAAAATATTTTGGCGATTTAAAAGCACAATTCCCATCTTTGTATTCAATATTGCCATCTAACTTGCAAGAAACATTTGATAGTATTGTTGACGGTAGTGCTGTATCAACAGATGCAGCAATTGCATTATCTAACAGAGCTACATTAACGACCGCAAAAGGCGGAGCAATACCAGGAAATTTAAATACAAAAGAATTTGATGCAATCGTACAGTCTAATTCAGCTGTGTTTTTTCATCCAGAAGCACAGTCTTTTATAATTGATTTAAATATTAAAGATGCACAAATAAAACAAGAAAAAGGTAAATTAGTTGAAGAGTTATTTACAAAGGGAACAGTAAATGGCGAAGAATTTAATTTAGCAGACGGTGCAATAAAAATTTTAAATATTACAAATCAAAAATATGAAGATTATAAAAATTCTGATGAATATAAAGCAGGTGTAAACAGAGTTCTAAATGTAGGAGAATTAGTGCCAACAAGTGTTTTAGCAAAATCTGAAAGAGATATAATTATCAATGATGTAAACATAGGTCAAACAAAAGAATTATTTGCAAATGGCGAATTAAGTTTTGTAGGTTACTCAAACGCTGATGGCGTATTTGTTAATCCTGCAAATGGAGTATCAATAACAGTTAAACCTAACACCCCAGTATATAGTATCTTTAGAGGTGAAATCACTGGTGATAAAGCTACAGTTTATTTAGCTACACAGGATGAATTGTTGTAATGGTTACTCAACAAGAAGTTGAAACTAAACAACTTAAAGATATAGTTGATTTAGAAAGTTTTCTTAAAGTTACGGATCAAACAAGAGAAGACATTAATAAACAATTAGAAGCACAACGATTAACACCTACAATATTACCATTTGCAGAAAGATCTGAAGATTTACTAGGTATAAAAACATATGAAAGTGAGTACATAAAACTTTTAAAAGAGGCAGAAGACACAGCTTTTAACAATCAAATAAAATTATTAGAATCAATTATTGGTGTTCCAATTGATATTGAATCTGGAGGTTTGGGATCAGATTACATTTTAGATGGAAAACCAAAAAATCAACCGGGACAAGTTTTTCCTAATATATTAAATTTAAATCCAGACGTAGGTTTAAAAGCTGATTTAGCTAGAAGCAATGATTTTAATTCTAGAAAAAAGAAATTTTTAGAGGCGTACCCGGACGGTGAATATATACAAGTTATGTTACCTTTAGGGGATGGTGACACAAAATACCCTGAACTATACATAAAAAGTGTTAAGGATTTTCAACAAGAAAAAGAAAAATTTAAATTTGTTAATTTAGAAGGTTTGGATAAAGGTGATTTAGGTACCGCTATAGGTACAATTTTTGATGAACAGTTTTTAGCTGAAACAGGAGCTTATGTAACGGTCAACAAAAAAGGTCCATTAACAAAATTTTTATCCGTTTTTGCTGGGGCAAGAACAGGTATTGAATTACGAGAAGGTGTTGAAACTTTAAGAGGGTACGGAGAAAATGAATACAATGCCGCAGTAATAGACAGACTAAGTTTTTTTAATGATATTTTTTTAGATTATGATGATGCAATAAACGCAGGTTTATCGGCTACTTTATTTTCTGCTGGTGATATGATTTTAAAAAGACTTTCAGGTGATAGACTTTTAAATGTTGAAGGTGCAAAAAAATTAAATGAGGCTGCAGAAAGACTTGGTTTACCTCCCTTGCTATTAGCACAGTTAATAGCCAATCCAGCTATTAGAAAATCATTTTATCAAGCGGGTGAATTTACTTCAACAGTTGAAAATGCTTTACGAAATCAAAGTGATCAAGTTTTAGATTCATTAAGAAAATTCAGAGGTTCTGACACTCCTTTGAACGAAGCAGATTTATTAGAAATTAGTAAAAATCTTGAAGGTGAAATGGCAAAGCTTATACAGTTTTTTCCAAATCAAAAAGTAGCAAATGAGTACGAACAGTTTTTTAATCAGCTTACAGATTTTTATACTTTAAATCAAAGTGATTTAACAAAGTCCCTTACCAACAAGGCTTTGAAACTAACAAAAATAAATGGTGAAGCTGTAAACACATCAATAGATTTTACTTATTTAAAAAGAAATCTTGCTTCTGAAATACAGAAAAATGTAAAAATTAGAGGCGAACCAAAGTTTGATAAAGACAAAATGGGTTTTGTTGCGGGAGATAGATTTGAGGTTCCAACAACAGCCAGTTCTGAGGCACAAGAACTTCTAACCTTGATAAATAAACTACCAAAAGTAGTGCAAAATTTTGAAGATATTTCAAGAGCAATAAAACCAAATCAAAAAAATTTTGAAAATAGTTTTCAAGCACTTTTAAATATTAGAGATAAAGCTTATCAATTATCTAAAAGTACAAATGGCGCAGATGCTGCAATTGGTTTAAAAGTTTTAAATTCTGTTAAAGAAATGATGAACCCCTCAATGAACAGAGCGGGAAATTACATTAACGGAAGTCCTGAATTTATGAGTGTTGTTAAAATTATGAATAATAATTTAACTGATTTTGAACAAGTTATGAACTATGGGTTTGTAAAAGAATTAATGTCAAAAACAAGTGATTTAGATACTTTAACTAGATTTGTATTTAACCCGGATAACAAAATTGCAGGTAAAACTTTACAAAAATTAATGTATGGTTTTGATGAAACACCAAACCCACAAGGAGTAATTTTTGAAAATCGAATAAAACAACTTTTTATAAATCATTTAATTAATGATCCATCATTAACAGGAAAGCGTTTAAAAGATTGGATAGCAAAAGATCCAGACACTTTAAAATATTATTTGGGAGACGGAGCAGAAGAAAAAATTAAACAATTACAAAAAATAGCTAATTACAAAGATTTAATGGACAATAGTATTTTTGTTCAAGCATTAGAAAAACAAGGTACTGACTTTGAAATTATAACTGAAGCAATAAAACAAGCTAATAAAAATAAAATTGGAACAGACAAAGTTTTAGATAATTTAATTGATCAAGGTGGAGATAACTTTGTTCAATCTGTTAGAGCAGGTATCATCGAAAACATGCTTGATAAGGCTACTAAAACAGCCGGAACAGGACAAGTTGGAGAAATTTTAGATTATAAAATTTTACAAAGAGAAATAGACAAAATTCTTAAAAATAAAAATTATTTAAAATTTTTCGATGAAGATTCTATTTCGAAACTAAACGATTACAGCACGTATATAGCAAGATTAAGAGAAGGTGGTGATGTTGGTGGAGCTATAACAGGTGCAACACAAAGATCACGTTTATCTGAGTTCAACCCTGCAACACTATTAGAATTTGCAATAGTCGGTTTCAAAAATGATGTTTTAGCAAGAATTTTAGCAAAGCCTGGCAATACAAAAGCAATAATTGAGAATGTACAATCTCCTTTGGATAGAGTTAGATTTGGAGCTATTCTTGGAGCTTATGATAGATTAGCAGATGAGTTTGGAATAACTTTAACTGAAGGCGACCAAATAAATACTGGGGTTTTCACACAAACTGTTCCTGTATCATCTATAATTAAGGGTGAAAGATTTAAATCAGATACCTATCCAGAAATAATTGAGCGAGAGAACAAAAAACCAGAAGAGGATCAAACATCTCAAATACCGGTTAATTTACTTAATACAATACCTTCAAGTAGCTTAAACAATATAAATCTAGCAAACAATAGAATCAATACTAATACTGCTGCAGCAGGACAAAGAGTTTTTGGTACAGATGATCCTGTATTTAGTGGTATTGCAAATACTAATGTTGGAAGGCAGGTTGTTGCATAATGGGTATTTCATTTGAAACAACATACGATGATGAAGGTAATCCTATAAGACCTAAAATATCTAGTAACATGAGTTTTCAATCAGGAGACGTAGTTTCTGCGAACCCTAATAATCCTGACATGACAATTATAGACAGAGAAGGCGTAGGTATAATGAATATTGATCCAACTAAGGAATCAGGAATTGCAGATCAAAAGCAAGCATTACAAATTATATCTAGTCTTGGTACAGGTATTTTTGATGATCCTGATGCCTTTAAAAAAATTACAGAGCCTTTAAAATTAATTCCTGCTATGACATCAGACCCTGACGATCCACGCAACATGTATCAAATGTTAATAGCTAATTTACTTGGCATAGATAGAGGTGCAAAAAACGTAGGTTTTCCTGGTAGTAATATTGAAATAGTTGGAGCACCTAAAGTTCCTGATTTTGGTGAAGCTGGAAAAGAGTTTGCAATAAATGAATTAGGTGCAAAAGATATTGGTCAATTACTTACATCTCTATTTACACCGAGCATATTAAGATTTATTGGTATGGCTAATGAAAAAGATGAGCTAGAAGAAACAGAGGAAGAGAAAAAAAGATTTTTCTTTTTTTAATTATGGAAAAAGATTTTAATTTAAGAAATATTGTTTGGTTAAGCATGATACTTGTATCAGCAGGTTCTGTTTACGGTATGCTATCTCAACGTGTCACGGCTCTCGAATCTAAACAAGTAATGATGGAGAAAGCTATTTTAGAAGATATACCTGAAATAAAAGAAAGAATAATTAGGTTAGAAACTAAAATAGAAATCCTAATTGATGAATTTAAAACAAATTAAAGGAGTAGTCAGCGAGCAACTGGTTATCACAGATCTTTTAAAAAAAGGTTTTTTTGTATTTACACCTTTACACAGACAATGCCCTGTTGACATAGTAGCAATCTCACCAAAAGGCAAACTACATTTATTTGACGTCAAAACACAATCAATCAGAAAATCGGGAATACATAAGGGACATTTTATTCGTAGAATATTATCGCCACTACAAAAAAAACTTAAAGTAAATTTAGTTTATGTAACAGAGGAACAAATTATCTACGGAAGTCTTAAATCAGCCATTCTTTAAAATCTTCACCTAAAACTTTAGTTGCAATATTTATTTTATTGCGCAAAGATTTTATAATTTTTTCGTCTACTGTTTTTTCTGCTATAAAATCAACATAAGTAACTTTTTTATTTTGACCAATTCTATGTGCTCTGTCTTCTGATTGCATACGAACTTCTAAATCGTAACTATTACTAAAATAAATGATAGTATTGCTAGCAGTAAGAGTAAGTCCATAACCTCCCGTTCTTGGGTTTCCGACGAAGTACCGTAAATCGCTTTCTCTATCTTGAAAAGCAGTAACGATATCCTGACGATCTGCATCAACAGTATCGCCATAATAAGATTTGACAGAGTTCTCTCCGTATCTTTGTGCAATCGCTTCTTCAATTTTTTTAATATCATGCCTGTAAATGGCCCAAATAATGACTTTTCCATCTATCTCCTCCAGTGTGTTTAACAATTCATTGATTCTATTATTTTTTAATTCTACTGTTTTACCTTCATCTGTAATTAAATGACCACAAGTAATTTGATGTAACTTTATCATTTGTGTCAAGATACCTGCAGCTGTCACTGTTTCTTTTTCCAAAATAGATATAGCAAAATTTTTCATTTCTACATACGCTTTCTTTTGTTCTGGCGTCATCTCAATATACCGTTTTGTGTATATTTTATCTGGAAGATCTAAACATTCAGATTTGAGGACACGATAAGAGAATTGATTTAACTTATGCTCAAGTTCGTCAAGTCGTTGGTAATCTACTATTTGTTTGAATGAATGAGTGGCTACACTTCTACTTATCATCACAGCATATCTGTTTTTAAAAGAATAATAAGAGGCATGACCCAACAATTCGGGATCAAGAAAATAACATTGTGTATATAAATCTAAAGGGCTTTTAGTAACAGGAGAACCAGTTAATATTCTTCTGTACTTCGCTAGGGTTCGTAAACTACATACTGTTTTAGTTCTTTTAGCTGTAGGTGATTTTATAGTTGTTGATTCGTCTATAGCCATTAAACATTGAGTTACTGTCAAAAAACGTTTGCAAATTTCTGCTCCTTTAGATGTACTAAACGCATCAATATTAATTAAAAATATTTTAAGATTATCTTGGTCTTTTATAAAAGCACCATAATCTTTTAAAAATTTTGTAGAGGTTGGGTTCCAAACTAAAATTTTATATGGGACATGCTCTGGCATATGTGTGGGTATCTCTTGTTTTTCCCAGTTTCTATAAACCCCTTTTGGTGCAACAATTACAGCTGCATTAATTTTACCCTTGTCATGCAACATTGCAATATTATCAATTAAAACTTTAGATTTACCCGTGCCCATTTCCATAAATAAAGCAAAATTTTCTTTATTATGTGAGGCTCCAAGAGCTTTTAACTGATGTTCGTAAGGAACAGTCTTAAATTTATAATCCATTATATCCTATTATTATTTCTAATTTTAGAATATAATACTTGATTAAATATAAAACAACCATTATTTGCACAATTAGAAAGTATGACAGTTTACGTAATACAAGAAGTTAAAGGCAGAAACATTTTACCTGCTAAAGAGTATGGTGATTTAGTCCTTTTATTATCGGAGGGATCACAAGTTGTTTTAAGTAGTCAACCAACTGTTAATAAATTACGCAGAAAACTGCGTGATTACAATGATAATGATTATTTATTGTTAATGGGTGATCCTGTAGCCATGGGAATTGCATGCGCTATTGCTTCTGACGTAAATCGTGGTAGAATACAATGTTTAAAATGGGATAAGATGGAAATGAGATACTATCCTGTTAAATTTAATCTTTTTGAGAAAGGAGAGATTGATGATTAATTTTGAAAAAGACGTCAACATAGACGTAAAAGACGATGCTTTGAAAGAGATTAGTGAACTTTCACAAAAGTTAGTTGATCTTGATGAAGAAAGTGCTATGCTAGAAAAAGCACTTAAGAAAGTAAAAGAAGATGCAAGAAAGATTAGTGAAGAGGTTATACCAGAAAAAATGAATGAGATGAATTTAACAAGTTTATCATTAAAAGATGGTTCAAAACTTGAAGTTGTACCAGCTATCTATGCATCGATACCTGCAAAATATAAAGAGGATGCTTTTCAATGGCTCAGGGACCACGGACATGGTGATTTAATTAAGAACCAATTGTCTGCATCATTTGGTCGAGGAGAAGATGATAAAGCTGAAGATTTTAAACACAAAGTTTCTGAATTGGGATTACCAGTTCAACAAAAGGTTTGGGTCGAACCTATGACCCTAAAGGCTTTTGTTCGTGAGCAAGTTACTAAAGGTAACGAAATACCCATGGACAAATTTGGCGTCTTTGTTGGTTCAAAGACTAAATTGAGTAAAAAATAAGAAACGAGGTAAATATGAATAATGCTGTAAGTAAAAAGAAAACTGCAGAAATTATACCTTTTTCAAGTATGTTTGAAGAAGATAAACTTAAAGGTTTTGAATCTATGTCAGAATCTGATCAGGCGACACCAAGAATAAAAGTTCTACAGCCTTTGTCAGAGGAACTTGAAGATTTAGAAAATGCAAAACCTGGTGACATATATAATAATGTTACCAATGAATATGTAAAAGGTAAAGATGGTATTGTTGTAATACCATGTGCTTACACAAGACAATACGTCGAGTGGAAAGACAGGGGTAAAGAAAGTTTAGGTGCGCCTGTAAACATTTATCCAGCTGGGTCTGATATTCTTACAAAAACAACAAGAGATCAAATGAACAAGGATAGACTTGATAATGGTAATTATGTTGAAACATGTGCCAATCATTTTGTATTAGTTGTTAAAGATGGTATCGCAGAACCTGCTGTGATTACAATGAAAGCAACTCAATTAAAAAAATCACGTAAGTGGAACACTATGATGTCAACTGTAAAAATTGAAGGGCAAAATGGTCTATTCACTCCTCCAATGTTTTCTAAATTTTATAATTTAAAAACTATCAAAGAAGAGAATGATCAAGGCTTTTGGTTTGGTTGGGACATCACTGCAGGAGAATTTTTATCTGAAAAAGATAAAGATCTTTATGCGATGGCAAAAACATTTAGTGTTGACGTTGCAAAAGGAGATACTCAAGTCAAACATGAGCTTGAGTCCGATACTAAAAAGGCTTCACCATACTAAATAACTAGGCGCCTTCGGGCGCCTTTTTAAATTTATGGAGAAATTTAGAGAAGTCTTTAGGGGACAAGAGCGTGCCCATGGTTGTTACATTAAAGGTGACATCAATGAAAAGGGTAAGCAAACAGGTGAGTCTCGTATTGTTAGGTTGTATCCACAACCCGATAGTCTATGGGAAGAACACTTGTCTGGTGTCAATAGTCTTGGAATAATCCCTATTAATGATGATAATGAGTGTCAGTGGGGATGTATTGACATTGATCAATATCCTTTAGACCATAAAAAAATTGTTGAT